CATACTGAATGTTAGCTCCGTGACGCAAACCAAGCGAAATCATACGAGTGAAAGCACTGTGGTTGGCGTTGTCAAACACCTTGACGAGGTCCTTGATAATAACTGTATCACCATTTGTGCCGACACGCAAGTCATAAATAGAATTTACAGTCTTGCGGGGATTCTTGATAAGAACACCCTTTGCTTTACCTCTCGGGATCTCAATAAGGTTTGAAAGTCCTCCCATAACCTCATACGGCTTGCCATCAAGGAGGCCAACCATAATAACCCACTTCTCGCCCTTAATCGTAGTGTGGTGAATGTTGCATTCTAATTCCAAAGGACGCTTGGGGGCACGGTGCTGTGGGAATGTTTCTTCTTCTTTCTTTTCACTCTCGGTTAGAAGAACGCCAGTTCTGGAACCATCAACATAGACAGTAATGCCTTTTAGTCCCAACTCCCAGCCCTGCTGGTATAGTCTACCAACAACCTCTGGCTCTGTGCCCTTTGGAAGGTTGATTGTAGAACTGATAGAGTGATCAATAGACTTCTGGATTGCTGCCTGAATAGCAACTCGCTGTGACCAATCAATGGAATCAGACTCAACAAAGAATTTGGGGATATCTTCGGTTCCTAATAGAGCAAGACACTCGCGAACATTGTGGTGGAATACCTTATACTCCAACCAACGATCCCCCAGATCATCTACAAAGTCAGGTGTAACATCTGTCTCGTTGTGAGAAAGCTTACGACGACGAATGTAAAAGTTCTTGAATACAGGTTCCAAACCAGATGAAGTCTGCGACATAATAGAAACAGAACCAGTAGGGGCGTTCGTAAGAATAGAAATGTTACGACGACCGTGTGCCTGAATCAACTCCTGAATCTCGCTTGGAAGGCGCTGAATGAAAGCATTATCCTTTTCAGTCTCCCAATCAAATACAGGGAAAGCACCACGCTCTTGTGCGAGATAGCAACTTTCAGTGTAAGCGGTGTCTCTGATCGTCTCGTAAATTTGCTCAATTAAAGCCAACGCCTCGTTTGAATCGTAAGCAAGATTCATTCGTGCAACAGCATCGGCAAGACCGTGAGTTCCAAGACCAGTTCTGCGACCATTTGCGGCAGCATCGTAAAGCTTAGTCCATAGTTCTTTCTCATCATCTGAATCGGCAACAGCACGAATGTTCTCTAGCTTCTCCAGCTCCAACTCAACAAGATTATCGGAAAGACGCATACCTACGGACGCAATCTGCCTTAGCTTATTGAAGTCAAAAGTAGCGTTCTCTGTGAAAGCATTCTGAACAAGATGCTTCAAGTTGAGAGAAATAAGACGGCAAGAATCGTAAGCAGAAAGAGGGATCTCTCCACAAGGATTGGTTGTCTTTGTTTGGAACTGTGCGTATGAGTGCGCTGGAAGGTTCTTTGTGATGTTGTCCCACATAAGAAGTCCCGGCTCTGCTGTCTTTGTGGCAGACTCAACAATGTCGTTCCAAAGCTCTACAGCGTTGATAGAGCTAATGTGTGTTGGTGTCTCAGCATCTACAGGGAAACGAAGTGTGAACTCTCCTCCGTCCCTCACAGCCTCCATAAAGTCATCTGTAATCTTTACGGATACATTGGCTCCTGTAACCTTGGTCAAATCATGCTTCATTCTTACAAACTCACGAATATCCGGGTGACGAACATCCATAGAAATCATAAGAGCGCCGCGGCGACCATTTTGGCCAATCATCCGACAAACATAAGAATAAAAATCTGCGAAAGACCAAGCGCCAGTAGTAGTGCGAGCAGAGTTGTTAACGGGAGCACCCTCGGGACGCAAATCAGAAATATCAAGACCAACCCCACAACGGCGCTTAAACAAGTTAGCAATATCTTTACCAGCGTCCATAATAGAAGAAATGGAGTCTTGAGGATTTTCCACGACAACGCAGTTAGAGAGTGATACATTAACATAATTATTTCCAATCCCCATCATGGGTGAGCCCTGTGGGACAATGTATTTGAAGTTCTTTAAGTAAGAGTAGATTTCTGATTCGGTAAGGTTGTTCTCACCAAACTTATCTTCCATCCGAGCAAACTCGGAAGCAATGCGACGATGCATATCATCAGGGGTCTTTTCAACGTAGTTCCCCTTATTGTCGCGAAGACAATATTTCGTCATAAAGACGTTTGTAGCGAGTTCATCGCCATCAAAATAATCGAGCGTTGCCTCTCTTACTTGATCTTCATTGTACATTGTTAGTTATCTCCTTTGTTTTTCTTGAAATTCTTGTATTTTTCTACGAGTGATTGCTTTTGCTTTTTAGCATCCACTTCAACATTTTCATCTTCTTCAGATGGTTGCAAAACCTTAATACTGACTGTGCTTGTATCCATAAAGATGGGGAATACAAGACCATCAGGTCCATTTCTGTTCTTTGCTACAAAGACGCGACCAGAGTTCGCAACCTTATCATCCACAGTTCGGGAAACAGTGAAAATAAAGTCTGAAACGAAACATTTGTTGAACGCTTCTGAAATCGCCTCCATTGTAATAACTTCGGCATTCAAACCAGAGCGGTTTGTCTGTGAAGCAGTCCAGATAGGACACTCCATTTCTGATGCAATGCCGCGAAGTTCTTCGTAAATAGTTTCCAGTTCGTTTCTCTTTTCTCTCTGTGAGCGAACCGGACGAAGAAGATCGGCATAATCAACAATAATCATATCAACGTTGATATTGCGCATCTTTAACTTTTCAAGGTGCGTTTTAATCGTGTGAGTTGTCGCAGACTTTGTTGGATACTCCTTAACAATTAGGCGACCTTCAATATCCTGAACCTCTTCGTAGATCTTCTCTTTGAAAGACATAAGGCTACCCAAAGGCACCTTTGTGAGACAAGAGTCATAACGAGATCCAATAACTGTATCTTGAAGTTCTAACGTGTAATGAACAACAGTCTTACCTGCCTTGAGAGCCTGTGTCCCGAGGTGAACGAGCACCATTGACTTACCGGCACCAGTCGGAGCAATAACAACGCCAAGCTCCTTCTGCCCAAGACCGCCCTTTGAGATGTTATCAATTAGATCCCAACCGGTTGAGATAGGGTTGCGGAACCGAGGCTTAAATCGCTCCTCAAAGTCCTTTTTCCAATCATAACCCTCGTCATTGTCCATACCAAGTTTCAGCGAGTCATTAATAACTTGTGAAATCTCATCATAAGACGAGTTCTGGAGCAGTCCGATAGACTTGACCATCGCAGACTTGAGATTCTGCTTTTTACAGAAATCAAGCGATGTATCCTTAATATACTCTACGTCTGTAAGATCTGCGATCTGTGAGCGCACATAAAACTCGCGTACTTGCTTTGCAGTTAGTTCATTCTCTGCGTCCAAGTCGGAACGCAGGATAGTCTTCATAATATCGCGTGATGGGTGAACCCCATACTTCTCGCGATAAGAGAAAACCTTTGTTAGAAATAGTTTTAGGTAGTTTAACTCCAAAAAGTTAATATCAAGGACTTCTTCAATCTGGTCAGCGAACGCACGGTCATCTAGTATCACCATACAAAGCTTTTCTTGGAAGGACTTTCCGTACTTTGAGAAGTTAGCGTTTTCGTTTTTACCAATAATAGTTTGATTCATAGCCACATCTTACTCCTCTCTCAGTGCTTTGTCAATACAAATTTTGTTCATAGTGCCGTGCAGATCCTCCCAATTAAAGACACCAAAACCATCCTGATTCATCATTCGAAGAATCTCGGTCTTGTTGTAGTCGTGCTCGAAATTATTTAGTGCGTAATGTACCTTTTCTTGACTCTGCAGCGAGATGGCCGGAGCGTACAGCTGCATCAGTTTATAGTTACTAATAACTATGTCTTTGTGCTCTAAAATGTTGGTGAAAAACTTGGCTTTTGAGTCTGTGCTCTCGCAGAAATCGAAAACCTCGTGTAATGTCACGTCTTTATCTTCTCTCAGAAAATTAAGATTTTTTGCGATAGACTTCAATCCAGCGCGCGGAACTCCTACAAGATTGTCCGAAGCATCCCCGGCAATAGCCCGAGCAACAGCAAAGTTACGAGGGTGAATGTCGAACTGCTCTACAATATTCATCTTGTTGTGAACAACCTTCTGAGTCGGACGG